TATGTGTCAACACGCTCAACGAGTTCTTCGCTAACAGTTGAAACTTCTTCTGTCAGAGAATCGTCGAACTGTGATTCAACAGCTTCGAGCTGCTCATTTACCTTTGAAAGAACAGCTGCTGTGTAAACTTCTGTCGCCTTTGAGATAAACTCTTCAGAAACTTCTGTGCCAGCGAAGATTGCCTTGATGTCTTCTGAAACATCGATGTCTTCAGCTGTAAGACGAGCGATCTTTGGTGTTTCTGTTTCTTCAGCTACACGGCCCTTTGGACTAACAGACGAACCCTGTGTTGGGTTTGTTTTGTCACCCTTGAACTTGTCATACATGGATGATACTTCTGCTTTCTTCATGCCACCAAGAGCCTGAACCATAGCATTGATCATACCTACTTTTGTGTATGGCTTAATGCCTGAACCCTGAGTCATTGGACCAGAGACTTCGCCCTTCTGAGCGACACCGCCAGGAACTGCTGCCTGAACTCCAGTAGGGTCAGCGATCTCAGCATTAACGCCGAAGCTCGCCTTTTTTGCTTCTTGCACGTCGAGCTTTTCGACGTTGGTATCCTGACCTGACATATTGATATTCTCCTCAGGGTTATTAGAAGATTCTTCTAGTTTATTTATAAAAACGGCGCCATTTAGATATTCTTGAGGAACTTATTAAACGCATTCAGAAGAACGGTTTCGCGTTCCTCTTTTGTCGAATATCCCTCGTTGATATCTTTTTTGATTTGAGACACATCCTTTTCTACGAGGATGCCGTTATCCCAAATCCATTCCTTGCCTTCCATGATTCCGTTAGCGAGAGCCTGTGGAGCTGATGGATCAGCAACGATATCAGCTGCGGTAGCAAGATAGAAATCCTTTTGAACTTCCATCAGTTCGCCTCTCTTAACGAGAGATCCCATACCGCGTGAAGAAAAGCCGAGTTTAGCGCCTTCCTTCATAAGATTTTTTACAATGTTTCCGTATGGAGTATCCATGATCTTTACGCGGCCGACGAAGTTATCGCCTTCCTGACGCAGTGACTTGATCATGTGAGATACGCGCTCAAGATTGATGGTTGGTCCTTGTGGATGACCAAGCTCACCATAAGCACGATTCTGCTCAACGAACTCACGATTGTATCGAGCAACTTCGTTGGCTAGTGTTTCGGTAGGATACATACGGCCGTTCTTGTTCTTGAGATTACCCTGCATGAGGATACCTTCAAGAAAATACTGCTTCTCACCCGCTTCATTGGCTTCAGTAATAATCTGAATGTTTTCGTTAACTTCGCAGATGAGTTTCATTAGTATCCCGAGCCCCCTGTAATCGAAACAGTCTTATGCAGCTTAAGAATAAGAGTTGCTGGACCAGAACCAACTTTTGTAACAACAACATTTGATGTCGCTTCTGCGTCGCCATTGTCGATAAGGCGAGAATCGGACAAGTCCATAACGTGCTGTCCATCAGTTAAGAGCAGAATCGTATTTGCTCCGCGCTGAACTTGCCAATATACGTTGTTACCGCATGACCATTCAGCTGAAACAATATTCATGCGGGTGACGGTTTCACCTGCAGAGTTAGCTCCGATAGTAACTGTTGGATGATTTCTTCTAATAAAACCGCTGGCGTTGAATTTGGCAATAAACCAACCGCCTTTGACGTGTTTATTAACAATACCTTCAGTGGCCATTATTCATCTCCCTGAAGGGTTTCGAAAACGAAGTCAAGAATTTTTTCGAATGACTCAATGCTTTCGTTGACTGCAGCCTTGAATACAGCTTGATTACCTGTGTTCAGCTGTGAGTAAACTTCCATGAGACCATTGAATACGTCTTCATTGATTTCAATGACGTCGCCGTTCATGAGTTCAACTTCGATTGAGTCTTCACCTGATTCAGAAATCATCGGAGCGTTAACGAAAACTGATTCAGCGAAAGATGGAGCTTGAACAGCAGATGGAGAAGTTTTCACAGGCTTCATGTCGCCTTGAGTTTTATCAGCGCGAGTCAGTGGAGTTTTGTTTCCCTTAAAGCCTGACTTGTCTGCGAGCTTTGATGTGCCTTGCTGAATTGGAGCGCGATCACCATTGTTTGGTTGATGATCAGCTTGGCCCTTATCTTCTGCACCAGCACCCTTTACTGGATAATCTGTTACTTCGCGCGTGTGCGCGTCATAGAAATCTTGCTCTCCCTGAGCGCGTGGTCGAAGAGCTTTGGCTTCTGGATTTTCTTCGTTAGCGAGAGCTTCACGCAGTTGTCTGAATGTCTTCATCTGTCTCGATCTCCTGCTCTACTGCGAGCTCTTCTTCCTGTGGATTAAACATATTCGATGCGATCTCAACTTTTTTCAGTTCAAGAGCGTCTTCAATCTTCGAAGCTAATGCAGAGCTAATCGCGTCGCGGAATCCTGCGGCGTCCTGACTAGCTGCGGCTTGAATAGCTGTATAAATCTGTTCCATTATATTGTCCTCATTTCGTAAATCTATTTATAAAAAAATGATTTATTGTGCCTTGATAATCGAAAGGATTTCGTCGATCTTAGACGAGCTAATAATAGTAGTTTCCTTCTTCAAATCCTCAACCATATTAGTGACAAAGGTTCTCCAAAACGCTTTTTGATCTTCGGTTACATAATCAGGCCATTCCGTAACCATCGCAGATGGCTGATTCCCTTCATTAGGCATATCTCTCCAGTATGGCCATGACGTGCATTGCATCGCATACTTTTCTATAAGCTCTTCCATCGTAGATTCCTATCGGTTAGAAAACGGTGATCCTGGTGGTGTAAACGATGCCGTATATCTTGCAAAACCTTTTGTGATACGCAAATCATCAAGATAACCATTGAGATAATAGGGTGTACTCATACCACCAATAGAAACACCATTTTGCCCTAAACTATAACCGCTCGGAGTTCCTGTTACTGTTGAAGCACCTAAAATGCCATCAATAAAAAGATACATGGTTCCAGAACTTCTGACTGCGGCTACATGATACCATACACCTGTTGTAGGCGTCCAAGGAATAGTAACAGTAAACCCGCCTGTTGCGTGCGTACCAAATCTTAATGTGTTACTACCGTATGCAAAAAACCATTTATTATTTGTACTGCTTCCTATTACATCGCTTTGGCATATAGGATTTAAAGTTCCAGCAGTAGAGTCAAAATAGATCCAGGATTCTACTGTAAAATTGCCGTTACCAAATGCCAAATCGTTATTAGGAACAGCATAAACATAAGTGCCAGTAGTACCATTAAAGTACATACTGCTTCCACCAAACTTACTTTGAGATGTAGAAACAATAGCTGAAGCAAGAGTATTCAAATTGTTTTTTGCAGTCTGATCAATTATGCCAGCATTAGTTCCACTGAGCAATAGTTTCGTATCGGCATGTGCTGTTATAGGCGCGGTTGGTGGTGTAAAAGCAGCAGTGTATAATGCAGTACCTTTAACAATATTAAGCCCGCTCAAAAACGCTTTAGTATGATTTGCACCATTATCTCTAGCTATACGGACACTACTCGTATTACCTAAAGTTGCAGAACTGGTATATGTTCCTACTGATGTACCGTTGATATAAGCGGTAATAGTGGATCCAACTCTAACAAGAGCAAAATGATTCCACGAATTTAAAACAAATGTTCCGCCTGTAAACGCATTAGTTACAACGTTAAAGATGTCCATTTGCAATTGTCTAGAGCTATTGAAAGAAAATATAAGTCTTCCTGTGGCTTCATTACCTATTATTATGATTACTCCGTTACCAATTGCAGAAGGAACATAACAAAAACATTCAATTGTAAAATTGGCATTAAAAGTTAAATCTGCATTACCTGGAACTGTTAGATAGTCATCAGAACCATCAAAGTATATGCTTCCTCCAACGGAAGAAGATGAGTATTCAGCGGTAGGCAGAAATGGTTCAAACGCTTCAACTACTGGTGAGCCGGTAATAGTTGCGCTAAATCCGTTGACTGAATTATCTCTAAATCTATTAGATTGACATATAAGTAATGACGTACCTGATACTGCAGTTAGTTCAACAGTAGAAGGAGTAAAATCTGCAGTGTATAACGAAGTTCCTTTTACAATTCTTAAGTTTGAGATATAGGAGGTTAATGGCGAACCACCACCTACTGTCGCTGCTACTGTAAGAGGTTTGCTAGAACCTAAATCACCATTATATCCACTACCTGTAAGCGTTTGGCTTACACCATTGATGAATATTCTCCATGTTCCACTTGTTCTAGTAAACGCAATATGATACCACGTATGTAAAGCAAGTGGGGCACCCTGCGCTCCAACACCAGTTGCACCAAATGATGTGTATGCTCCAACGATATTGCCTGATCCTGTATTTGTTATATTAATAGTAAGCGGTATTGCGGTCGCAGTGGCTCTAAAGTCAAGAATGTTTGTACCACCACTTACACCATTAGCAATTAAATAAATCCATGATTCAATAGTAAAATCGCCTGTACCTAAACCAAATGCTGCATTACTAGCAAAAGTAAAATAACTACTTCCGTCAAAATAGTTAGACCAGCCTGTTTGACTGAATGGGGTAAATGTTCCTTGATACGGCGCACCAAAAGTTGTTATGGTTCTAGCACCTGTAGAACTATCAATATAAGTTTGATTAGTTTTACCGTTAGTGCTATCCGCATGGATCAGCAGAGCATTCAAATTGAAATAAGGATCCGCAGCACCTGCGTCTAAAGGCCACGTACTATTTCTCAAATTTCTAACAACATCTTGCATCGTCCACATGCCAGTGGCCGTTGCTATTGTTGGGGTATTGTTCAGTCCTACTACACCGCCTTCAGGTCTAATTCTAGGCATTAGCTAATTCTTTCCCAGCTGCAGATACCATGAAATGCTGAAGCAAAAGACGACTGAAGCTGAATCGATGAGTTTTCAAGAAGATAGAAACCTGTATCTTTACCGACAATCGAAAGGGAAGAACCAGTTGGAACGGTTACGCTTTTAGCAATCCATCTTGTAGTCCCACCAATCGTAACTTGAGCGCTGATTGTATAATTGTTTGATGCGTAATTGGTAACAGACAATGAGTTGATCTTATAGACACAACCAGAGCTTGCAGGATTTGCGACAATATCCACAAGGCTGGCTGAAACAGCTTGCATAGCTGTGTTTGCTAAAATAGTAGTGACGTTGACAATATTTGGATTAGCCATTTTATCCCCCGAATACTATCGCCATTGCGATAGCCTTACCTGTTGTGATTCCAGTTGGTCCACCTACAACAGAAGAAGAAATTGTAATCGTATCTGTTGTTGGATTTGCAGCCAATGTAATACCAGAACCAGCAACAAGGGTAAGTCTATCTGTCGTAGAATCTGCTGAAACTACGTTAGCTCCTACAAGAATACCTGAGAATCCGTTAGCGCCTCCACCAGAAGCAGTAACAGGAGACCAATACACACCAGTTCCTGATGTGCGAAGATAGTAACCAGATGGTCCTGCTGAGTTGTTGGCTAATACTGTTCCAGACAAACGAAGTGATACGTTAGCTGTGATCGTGTTTGCATAGAACGCAGATTCATCGATAGAGAACTGATTGATTCGACGCGTGACAAGATTCAGCTGCGAGCGAACTGCGCTGAATGTATTAGCTGAGGATGTATTAGCAATTATTGGCATTATGCTCCCCTCATCATGCAACCATTGAACCATGTAATAGCTGGGCTATCAACTGCCGTAACGGATACAGAACTACCCGAACCTTGTTGAACGTATATTTCAAAATAATCACCAGTGCCGTTTGCATATACCAATGAACTTACTTGCATTGCCCAGAAGCTAGAAGCAAATTGTGTTCCGCTTTGGTTTGTGCCACGCTTGTATTCTGATCCGTTCTTGTAAAGAACGATCATACATTCGCCTGTGCCAGTGGCGCCATCTAGTCGAACTTCTGCATTTAATTGATAATAACCTTCAACCGTAGGAGTGAATCTTGAACTAGCGTAGTTGTTATTAGTATCAAACTCTTCTGTTTGGAATAAGACTTTTTGTTGGCTACCTGATGATATAGTTTGTAAAATAGCAGCTGCATACGCAGAAAACGCAGGACCATTGACTGCTTGTTTACCACTAACTTGATATGCAACAGGAACACTCAGAGCACCCGCATCAGACAATGATAATAAATTTGCGGTATATGCGCTATTGATAATTTCTAATGCGCCAGTGCTAGTGATACGAAACCACTTGTTAGGATTTGTTCCACCACCACCATTGCGCGCCATGAGGAAGTCATGATATCCAGTTCCACCTTTGGTATTCGTTCCCTGAATAACAAGAGATGCGTTAGCAGAACCAGTGTAGTTGATATTGACAAGACCACCAAACGAAGTGTTGCCAGACACAGCAAGATTCGTCGATATGGTCGCGCGTCCCGTGTGCGCAAGTAGACCAGAAGTTGCTGGTGATGTTTTTGTTGCGTATGTTGAAACTGCGTTGGCTACTTGCAAGTATGTTGGAAGCGCAACAAGCATACCACTAACAGATGTAACAACCTGATCTGAACCTTTGATAGAGTCAAGAGATTTTGTTACAACATTTGCATTTGAGTATAATAAACCATCAACAGAAGTAATAACTGTATCGGTTTGAATCAAGTCTTTTACTGTTTTTGATGTAACGGTTGCAGTTCCACCGCCTCCACCGCCACCTGTCGGTGCAACATCCCAGTATGCGTTAGTACCATTTGTTTTGAGAACATAACCAGCTGTTCCAAGTGAATTGTTAGCTAACAATCCAACAACAGAAGTGTTACCAGATACAACAAGATTTGTCTGTTTCGAACCGATTGCGAATACGGTTGAACCACTAGAAGAATATAACTTTTGATCTGTGGTATTAAGCGCGAGTTCGCCTGCTGCGATATCCGATACTGTCGGAACTTTGCCAGCAACGCTACTGCGCTTGATTTTAATCGTTGATGCCACACCTAACTCCTATAGAGGAAATGGAGAGAAACACTTGTCCCTCCATTGGTCATATTAATTTAGTATGTTCCGCCGTCGATAATAGCATCGAGCTGTGCGAGAGTATATCCTGTCGCCGAAACGTTAACAGTTGTTCCTGGTTCTGATTGAGAATCAGCGAACACCTTGAACACGCCATCTGTAGCATCGCGGAAAATACCAGCATACTTATTTGTTGATGATACAACATATTTGCTGTAGAAACCTGTATCAACAACGTCAGCAGCGTTGTTAGAAGAAAGTTTAATCAGCGAGTCGTCAACATTCAATGTTGAAGACGAAATATAAACTACTGCGCCTTCAACAGTCAAATCGCCGTCGATGATTGTTGAACCGCTGATTCGTGTATTACCAGAAACAGCAAGGTTTGTGCCAACGGTCAGACGACCAGTATGATTGAAGAAACCTGATGTAGATGGATTTGACTTTACTGCATACAGAGCAGCTGCGTTGGCTACTTGCAGATACTGTGTTTGCGAAGGGAGCGCATCCCAATAAGCTGATGTTCCGTTTGTGCGAAGGAACTGACCAGCAGAACCCAGTGAGTTATTAGCCTTGAGACCGACGACGCTTGTGTTACCAGATACTTCAAGATTCGTGCTGATTGTAGCACGACCTGTATGCGCAAGAACTCCAGAAGTCGTTGGTGATGCTTTAGTTGCATATGTTGCTGCTGCGTTAGCAACCTGAAGTCTATCAGAAATCAGGGTACGCAGCGCCGTATTAGTTCCTGTCAGATTCGTATTGACGAGAGTGATACGTGATGCTTGTGTAGCAATATATGAGTTGGTATTTGCAAGAGCAGAGTTAAATGATGTCGTATTTAACTTCGTAGCAATGAAAGCATTAGTATTAGCGAGAGCGGCGCGCTCTACAGCCTTTGTCTGATAAACTGAAGCGGCATTGGCTACAGAAAGATACTGAGCACCAATACGATAGATCGACGAACCGTCACCTACGAAAAGCAAACGATCTGGAATGTTAACTGCAATTTCACCAGCAGCGAGGGAAGATGGCGCTGATCCAGGTGTGGTACTTCTTTTAATCTTGATTACTGATGCCATTTCTTACACCTCTGTTAATTGACAAACTGTGGCTCAACGACTTGCGTTCCTTCACTGCTGTCAAATTTTTTATTTGATCTTTATAGACGCTATTTATATACTTTACTTCGGATAGCTCTTTTTCGAGCATTGTGTTTTTAGTTTTAAGTAGTAGGATTTCTTGCTGTAAAACATTGATCTGTTCTTGCTGCTGTTCCATATACTGATTCAGCGCCACCATCTCAACAGACTTATCATAATTGAAATTGTCAGACATTAAGGAAATGAACCTCCGTCCACATCATCAAACTTAGGAACACCATTAGAACCAATTTGCATGATCTTGCCATTTGATCCTGTGGCAAATGCGAACGTGGTGCTATTAGAAGCATACATCACGCCATTCTGAGTCAACGAGGACTTACCCGTTCCACCGTATTGAGTTCCGAGAACGTTGTTTAAGACAAGATTCGTGATGGTGAGATTTTCGAATGAGCTTGGAGTATTAGCTGTAACGACAAGAGCAGAAGCTTGAATTACAGCAGGTTGATTATTAGCTAAGAATGTAATAACACCATTGCCAGTAGCTGTAATTTGAGCTGCGCCAAGATAAATGGTGTTGTTCGACAGATAAAGGGAACGAAATCTTTTAGTAGGAGTTCCGAGATCATATGTTACGTTCGTTTGCGGAACTATATTCGTTGTGACGCTGAGTAAGTTGACGTTACCACCACCAGAGATTGTGTTAGCTTGCCACTTACCAAGTGAAGAACTCCATACGAGGGCTTGACCATCGCTAGGCGCTCTAGCAGTATTGTAATCTACATCATCGAGACGATGAAGCAATACTTCACCAGAACCAGCAGAACTACCAGCAGCAGTTGCAGCATTGAAAGCAACCCTAGAGATGCGCTTATCAACGTCTTGTGTAAACTGATCAAGTTTCTTTTCGAGCTTAGTTACATCAGCGTCAGAGCCAGGATCACCTTTATCCCCCTTGTCTCCTTTATCGCCTTTGTCACCTTTCGGTCCTACCGCTCCGTCTTTGCCATCTCTGCCAGAAACGCCCGCAGGACCTCTTTCTCCTGTTTCGCCTTTTGCTCCATCACTGCCGTCACGTCCATTGGTTCCGTCAACACCTGACGGTCCTTGTTCGCCGCGTTCTCCAGGCTCCCCTCGTTCGCCAGCAATTCCCTGTGAGCCTTGTTCTCCTCGTTCACCTTGATCTCCTTTGTCACCCTTTAGTCCAGGATCGCCTTTATCACCTTTATCTCCGCGAGGACCACGCTCTCCATCTTTTCCTGCGATACCTTGTGGCCCTGTGTTTCCACGAACACCTTGAGGACCAGCTTCGCCTTTGTCGCCCTTATCACCCTTGATACCTTGAGCACCTTGCGGTCCTGCTGGACCTTGCTCACCGATAACAGAACCAACTGTGACTACGTTACCATCATTGAATTGAAGAACGAGATTGTTTTCAAAAATGCGTGCGTCGACGATGCTACGGCCGTCGCGCCCATTCTTTACTTCTGGAATATGGATTGAGTTTATCTGTTCAATGAGCTGAGATCGAACTTCCTCGACCTCAGCTTTGGCGAGCTTAGTGGCAACAGATAATAACTTCGCCTTTTCTAATTCGTCCATAATCAATCATCGTCCCTGATCTCATTTTCTATGTATTCAAGGTCTTCCTTCGAAACTTTTTCGATTGCACGAGTCATGCTTTCAATAAGTTTCTTATCCTCTTCAGTCAGGGGTCTTGCGACGTGGGGAACGAAATCTTCTTTTACTTTCTTTGCACCAGGAACTTCATGCTTGACTTTAATCTCAAGTTTCTGTGGTGTTGACTTTTCTTTTTGTGCTTGCTTAGCCTGATTGTCAGCAGCTTGATTATTGGCATCTTGTTGCATCTGTTGCTGCTGTTGTTGAGCTTGCATTTGCTCTTCATCAGCTGCGGCCTGAACTTCACCTTCAGCAGCCATCTGCTGATCTAGTTCTTTCATTTCATCTTCGGTTTGACGAAGAACGTTTTTGCGGATCCACTCTACTGAGTAATACTTACCAACATACGCATCAACTACGCCAAGAACAGCAAGACGATTGTTCATCATGTCCTGTTCTTTGATTTCAGCGTAGTAGTTATCGCGCTGGAAATCATACTTGATATCATTCTTCATATCCTTCCACTCTTCGCGGGTCATTACACCTTTGAGTAGAAGTTGGATTTCAAGAAGATTATCGAATAGATGCGTGAAGCGATCGCGTAGACGTTCAACGAACTTAGCGTATTTCACTTCGTCGCGTGTGATTTCGCCAGAACGCCCAAGTGAAAACTGGCCTTCTGGTTCAAGACGCGAGATAGGAACGGACAGAGACTTATAGAGCTTCTTGCGGAAGTAATCTACGTCATCCATCTGCCCAAGATTCTCACCGCCAGGCAGCGTGGTAATTTCTGTACCACGTCCACCCTCGCGGCGTGGGAGCCAATAATCCTCAAGCATAGTCATGAACTTACGGGCGTCTTTGATTTCGCCATTGTTAGCATCATACACAAGACGATTCTTGTGACGAACCATCATGTCGCGAACATACTGTTCTGCTTTTGCTTTGGGAAGATTACCAAC